CCGAAGACCAACCAGAAGAAGCCCTTTCTGGGCCCCTTCCTTTCGGCATGAGTGTGCCAATGAGCATGCTCTTGCGAGTGAGGTCCCTGGAGTCATAGGTTTCCCTCGGGAGGAGCAGTCTTGCTGCCTCCGTAAACTGGAAATCAATACCAGCGAGAAGGGTCTATGATGTACCAGGGTACAGCTCCGATTGGAAGTTGGGTTAACCCTAGGTGAGGTGTCTCTTACTCATCCGAGTGAGAGACCCGAGTCTACTAGGTGAGACTCCTTGTTGGGGGATCGAATGATTCACCCTTTTGGTATGGAGGATGTCGCCTCCTTAAATCGGGGTCGCTACCCCTAGCCTACGAGGGAGAATCGGGGTGATTCTCCTGACTTGGAGCTCTGCACTGTAGAGACTCTCTCAGTCTAATCCACTGACCCCCGCCTCAGGGGCGCCTACGGCCCTCCATTTATGGAGCATACCGAAGCGGTCAAACGGATTAATTACAATAATTAATCATGTTAAACCTACTTGTCCGTCTCTTGACGATGACTCGCCAGAGTAAGATAAGAGGTGTAACACGCTTGACTAGGCGGCTGAGCTTAACAACTCAGCAACGGCTAATCGGATTATGCGTTAGCATAGTCCGGTTAGCAGTCGGAGGGATGACGCGAGATAGACTCAGAGCCATTTACTCGTTCTCTAGGGTAGTGATCCTTCTTTATAGAACCCGAGGTCAGAAGGGCCTGGTCTTGTGGTTAAAAGCCGCCAATATCTGTCTTATGACAGCTACTGGTGGTTCTCCGAAGAAGGACAGTCGTGATGTTGGGGCCTTTGTGGCGTTATCACGGAGCGGTATACCGAGGGTAATCCCTTCGCTACACCGTCACCGGATACGTCGCGGAGACGACCAACTTCTACGGCTGTGGTTATCCCTCTTTGGTCTGTTTCGGGTGCTTAAGTACCCGGCAGACATAAAGACGGAGACCATTACGCGTCCTGGAGTGGAACTCTCAGTGGCGTTCCTATCTTCTTGGGAGACTTGGTTGGAAGACCATTTCTTCCGGAGGCTAGAGGCCGTTACCGAGGAGAACTATAAAGGGATGAACCCGGCACTATTACCTGCACCCGAACTCCTCGCTCTTGCCCAGAGTGGTGCGTGCTCCAAGCCTCAGATGAGTTCTTTCTCATCGAGATCTTGGGCAGCCTACGTTTGGGTGACCGGAGCGATGCATGTACCTGGCCCAAAGCATATGGGTCGTACGATTCCCCCCAACTGGGGAGAGTCGTTACCGTGGTACCTGCATTATTGCGATCAATACGAAGGAACCAAAACTCTTTGGGCGAAAATGGAGGCCGTGGCATCTTACGATCCCACGGGTTATCCATTCGCCGGGAGATTGGCTACTAAGTTAGAAGCAGCGGGTAAGGTTCGTGTGTTTGCCATGGTGGATTACTGGACTCAGGTTGCCCTGAAACCATTGCATGATAAAATCTTTGACTTGCTAAAAGGAATACCTAGCGACGGAACATTTGATCAGCATAAGCCTGTTCAGGCTGTGATCAAGCGCTTCGGGCGCGGGTATTTAGCAAGTTTTGATTTGTCTGCGGCGACGGATCGGCTTCCAGTGCGGATCCAGCAGTCCATCTTGGCGGTGATGTTTAACGCTAACTTTGCTCAGGCCTGGAAGTCCCTGTTGGTAGATCGCGAATACGCGCTTCTACCATCGGTTAGGGATCGTCCGGACGATCCGATTCATCTTTATGATAAATCATCGCGTTACCGGTACGCGGTTGGCCAGCCCATGGGGGCTTACTCGTCTTGGGCAATGTTAGCTCTAACGCATCATGCGATAGTGCAGTTTGCTGCTTATAGAGCAGGAGTAAAAGGTTGGTTTATGGGCTACGCTGTCCTTGGTGACGACATTATCATTGGGAACGAGAATGTCGCGAAGCACTACCTGAGGGTGATGGAGATCCTGGGCGTTGAGATCGGATTAGCGAAGTCTCTGATCAGTAATAACGGATCAGGTGAGTTCGCGAAAAGATTTTACCGCTCAGGGGTGGATGTCTCTGGTTTACCATGGAACTTGTGGCTCATGTCTCAGCAATCGCTGAGTGCGTGCGTCGCAATGTGCCAATGGTTAAACCTTGGATGGACACCCTCGCTATCTCAGGCAATGGCAGCATTCGGGGTCGGGATGAAGACCATGGCACGTCTAGGTTCTACCTGGGAAACTCTTCCTAGGCGCCTGGCCGCGCTCCTGGTCATCATCACGCACCCCGAGTCTCAAACCGCCTTCTCTAAGAAGAACTGGTTAGAATGGTCCGGTTGCCGAGGACCGCAGCTTCCCCAAATCTGGGGGGATGCGGCGTCGACCTGGGTCTCTCCGTGGATGGATTCGCTCTACGAGCTTACCAACCAATGTGAAGAGGTCCTTGATCGGCGACACAAAGAAGTATTCTTTTCGGAGTATACTTCTTCTGTGGACCCCGTCATCCGAGCTCATTCAACTAGGACTAACGAACAGTTAGTAATTCTAGAGAGACGGATTGAGGTAGTTCGTAATACCATAACCCATTTCCATCGTCTCGGTATTTCTCTCCAGGCGCGGCAGATTTCTGCCGTTATGTATCAAGCGATACGTATGTTAGAGAATACGGTGGCGAGAATTCCTATCCCACTCTCAGAGCTCTCAAGAGCTCGAGAGAAAGAGTTGGAACCTCGCTTTTCCGATCTCTACCGCCTGTGGAAGAATATTCGAGCTCGAGGACTAAAGACTTTCGGACTCGGGATACCGGAAGGTGTCCCACGGATACGCCCTACATCTGCTCCTTATCCAAAGGGACTAGAGCTTGATTAGGACGGCCGCACTGCTCGGTCTACACTGTATCCACTGTCACCAGTTGTTGGTGAGGTAATGGCTTACCAGATTGCTGATAAGTTACAGTGCCCGAGTTGTAAGTGCGTTACCGTTACGTCTCCCTCGAACTTCTTTCGTATACCTTTTACGATAGGTAAGGTACGATGTCCATACATTGGGAGTGATCCCAGTGTCACTGGCCCTCTTCTGGTGAGGGGAGGTGGAGGCGAACGTGGAAACCGAGATACGGGTTATTTGGTTAAGATGGGGGTATGACCTATCCTTCCAGGTCATTAGCAACGACCTGGACCCCCGGGAGGGGGGCTAATCCTTCTGACGCACTCCTTATCGCCTCTCAATTGAGGGAACGTCACTTGACGTTTCCGATAAGGTTGAGATTGCGTAAGGATTAAAATATAGTGAGCATGTTTCAGCTCTG